GTTTTTAGCGAAAAAACAGGGGTAGACCTACTTGCGCAGGTAGACGCGTGGATCGTGGCCACGCGCGAGCTTGATGGGCAAGCGGAATACCATGTCCGCCAGGCTGCGCGCTGGGTGCGGGATTGGCTTGAGCATGTGAAAGCGCACGCGGCAAAGATTTCCCCCGCTTCGTGCATTGAGTGGCTGCGGGATATGACCCGCGGGGGCACCCTTGCCCCCCAAACCATCCGGAACCGCATGAGCGCGTGCCGCCGCTTTGCGGGCTGGATGCTTATTCAGGGGCTAATTGAATCTAACCCGTGGGCGCACGTCCCCAGCCCGCGCGGCCGGGCTGGGCAGGGCCGGGACGCGTTCACCGATGCCGAGGTGCAGCGGCTAATCGACCACGCCACCCAGCAGATCACCGAGGGCGCATCCCCCGCTATCCGGGCCAGCGCCAAGAACCGCGCCAACCTGTACCGGCTGCTGTCGCTAACCGGCATCCGACGCGGCGAGGCCCACGCGCAGTTGTGGAGCGACATCGATTTAGAGGCCGGGACAATGGTGGTGAGCCTGGACAAAGCACGCCGCAGAGATCACATCCCGCTTTCCCATGCGGCGGTGGAACTGCTGCGCGAGATGCGAAAGGCCCAAAACGGGCCAAAGGTGTTTGCCCGCACCGTGTCCTACAAGGGTTTGGCCACCGATTTGAAGGCGGCTGGGCTGTCCGGCAGGTACGGGTTTCACTCGTTCCGCTGCGGCTACATCACCGAAAGTTTTGAGAATGGCACCCCGCCGGAACTGATTCAACGCCTTGTGCGCCACCGGGATATATCGCAGACGCACCGTTACATCCGCCACCGGGAACCCCGGCTACGCGAGGCGGCGGAGAGCCGCGGCGGAAAAGTATCTAAAAACTCTCCCATGAAAACTAGTGCGGTCGATAGGTTACTCGTGGATTCAGCAATGGCCAACGGTGCAACTATCCCTGCGAACACTTCGGCGACTAGCGCGCGCCTCGCGCCTACGGCCGTTGAATCCACCACGCGCGCTAGTCTTCGATGTGTTCGCGGTCGCTCCACCAACACGATTTCAGTAGGCGCTACAGGATTCGAAACTGTGAGCCTACCCACCCGTGCGGAGCGGCTTTTAGCCGCTGCCTTATTGCTTACCCAGCACGCGCACCCCGAGGGGGCGTTGGTGCTGATGCATGAGGCGCAAATGCTGCTGACGCAGCAGGAGCCATCGCATGGATCGCAATCGCTACGGGAAGATCGTTGAGGACATCGGGCTAGCAATTCAAAGCCTGAACGCCGGGGGATGTTCGCAGGATGCGGAGTGGGTGCGCCTCGTCTCCATGCACAAGTTGTACGCGCTTACCAAGGCGCTTGACGAGTTCCCCACCCCCATCCATCCCGTGTCCATCCTTGCCGCCGCGCACATCGTGATGCAGCAGGAGCGCCGTAAGGATCGTGCGCCGCTTGTGTGCCTTGGTCAGGGTGAATACCGCCGAGACATTTCCGAGGATGAGGTTGAGCCCGCACCCGAGGTGCCGCTTCTCACGCGCGGAGTTCGCGTCATCCGTTCGCTGGCGGGAGGTGGCCGATGAGTCTTTCCGAGGTTGCCGAGGTGCTGGGCTGCGATCCCAAGACGGTTTGGTACCACGAGCAGAAGGCGCTTGCGAAGCTGCGCGAAGCGATCACGCGCGAGCGTGAGTTGTTGGCGCTGGCCGAGGAGGTGCGCTGTGGCCGCTAACACCTTCGCCCTTGGAGTTCGTGAACACATTCCCGCTGCGGACTATCACGCGGTGCCCGCCCTCTCCTCCACCTTTATGAAGGCGATGCTTGCCCGCTCACCGCTGCACGCTCGCTACCAAATGGAGAATGGCGAGGCCAATGACGCGATGAACATGGGCACCGCTGTGCATACCGCGATCCTGACCCCGGACATGTACGAAGCGGAGGTGGCGGTAGCGCCGAGGTGTGACAAGCGAACCACCGCAGGCAAGGCCGAGTTCCGCGCGTTTGAGGTTCTGAACGGGCACAAACTGATTTTGGATGCCAGCCAGGGCGAAGCGGTGGCGGGCATGGTTGCCGCGGTTCATGCTTCCAATTCGTGCCGCGCCATGTTGGAGATGGCTACCCAGCGTGAACTTTCCGTGTTTGCGGAAGACCCGCACACAGGCACACAGTTGAAGGCGCGGCTGGATGGGTATGACCCCGCCACCGGCTGGGTGATCGACCTGAAGACCTGCCGAGACGCGTCCTACCCGGGCTTCAGGTCCGCGCTTTGGAACCTTGGCTATGGGTTGCAGGCCGCGTTCTACCGACGCGTGGCGCGCATCGCTGGGCTCAATGTGAGTGGCTTTGCGTTCCTGTGCGTGGAGAACACAGCGCCGCACGGCGTGGCTGTTTACGCCATGGACGATTCCGATATGGACTACTTCGAAGCGGATATGCGGCGGCTCATCGCGGACTACAAGGTGTGCCGCGAAACCGAGACATGGCCGGGCTACCCCGATCGCATCGAACGCATCGGGCTTGCGAATTGGGCGCGCCGCCAACTTGAGGAAGGGCTTGCACGGTGAGTGAACTAGCAACCGTTCCCAACGCCGCGCACATCGAGCGCGTGATCGAACAGGTGATGCCCCGCAACGCAAGCCAGGTGGATCGAATGGCGCTGGCGGCCATGATGAAGACCTACGGCCTTGATCCGCTCCGGCGCGAGGTGTACCCGCTGGCGTTCGGCGGCCGCTTGTGCTTGTATGTGTCCATCGACGGATGGCGCAGGCTCGCCCGTGAATCGGGGCGCTACCACTCCGGCGTTTGCATCTACCACCGCGATGCTTCGGGGGCTGTGGATTCCTGCACCTTCAAGGTGACCACCACGGAAGGCGGGGAGTTTGAGTTCACCTGCTGGCTTTCGGAGTTCAAGGGATCAAGCCCGAACTGGCGCACGCAACCGCTGCACATGCTGCGAACGCGCGCCGAAGCGCATTGCTTGAAGGCCGCTTTCGGGTTCAGCGGTGCCACCGAAGGCGATGAGGAACTAGCCGAAGCCACCACCGTGGTGGAGGCAGATAGCGCGCTGGCGGCGCTGAATGCCCGTGTGAGCGAATCCGCGGAGCGAACGACGGTATCGCTCCCCAGCGCACCGGCGGTGGTGGTGGAGCAGCCACCGCCGCCGAGCGCGCCGGATCGAATCCAGCAGCTAGCCGAATCCATTGCCGAGAAAGCCAAATCGGTTGGCATCCGATGGAGCGCAAAGCAGGCGGTGACCGCGGCAAGAAAGACGGTTGATTTGGGAACTGATCCATCCGAGGTGGATGGGTTGATTTTGAAGGCACTTCAACAGCAGGCCGAGCGCCTGGAGAAAGGTTCGGAGCAATGATCGATCTGATTCACGGAAGCAGCGAGGACAAGGCACGCAAGTCGAGCGGCGCGGGCGGCCCCTGCCCCGAGGGAACCTTTACCGCCACGATCAGCAAGGCCGAAGGGCGCGAAAGCCCGTTCGAAAACATGAGGACCCCCGACAACCCACGCGGGCTTGTGGTTTCCCTGTGGTTCGACATTGAAACCGGTGGGCAGCGGTACCGCGTGTTTGAGGATGTGGCGGTGACCCGCATCATGCGCCTGAACGAACTGTTGGATGCGTGCATGTTGCCGCACATCGATACGGCCACCGAGCGGTTTGAGGAAGCGAACTTGGAAGGGCGCGAAATCCTGTTGCGCGTGTGGCACTCGCAGAATGGCAAGGCCAAGGCGGGCGATTACATCCGCCCCACCCAGCAGCGCAGCACGGCCGCGGCGGCCAAGCCATCGCGAAAGGCTGTGCAGCCCGGCGCGGATGGGATTCCCTTCTAACGATCCCCCGGAAAGGCCGGGGCGGTTGAGTTACCGCCGCCCTGGCTAATGGGGGCAACACTTCTCAACATCTGTAGCGGATTTGATCCGCGGCAAGGATGCCGATGGTTACGGTGGAACTTACCGACTCGGAAATCAAACTATGCGAGCGCGTGGCCGAGGCGCGCATGGCATCTAGTGCCGAGGATGGGTTGAACCATGCGTGCCTCATGGATCGCATTTTCACCGAGCGAGAGCAACATGAGTTTGGTGGCGCAGCCGGTGAGGTGGCAGTTGCCAAGTGGCTTGGGATTGGCGGCTACCAGCCATCCGTTCGGTATGTGAAGGGAGCGCCGGATGTAGAGCCCGACATTGAGGTGCGTTCCACCGGCTGGATGAACGGGCAACTGGTGGTGCGGCCGCGCGATCACGGCGATAGGCGCTATGTGCTGGCCATCACGAGCCTCACGAAGAGCTACGGTCAGGTGAGGCTTGCTGGGTGGATGTGGGGCCACGAGGCGCGGCGCGATGAGTTTCTACAGACCTACTACAACCGCCCCGAGCATTGGGTACCGCGTGACGCGTTGAACCCGATGCACACCATGCAGAGGGAATCGAATGGAACCTTATGACGCGCTGTTGCGCGATTTGCAGCGTGTATGCACCAAACCGCACGGGTTGATTGCCCGCGCCATCGCGGCCATTGCGACCCTGCGCGAGCAAGCGAAGGTGTGGGAGGAGCGCGCCGATTACCTGCGCGAGCGGTGCGAGGATTTCAGGAAGCGAAACGATTACCTAGAGCGCGTGCAAACGGATCGGAACGACGATCAGAAGACCGCGCAGATTCGACAAGAGATGGCGGAATTGAGTGCTGATCGTGATGCCCTGCGCCGAACGCTTTCGCGCATGTACATGGACCCAAACGCGTTTGCAGCTTCGAAGGGTTGGGATTGCTTTGGGGAATCCAAGTGACCACCACCGATGCAGCAGCTGCGGCGATTGAGTCCGCGTACCAACTGCTGGGCCTGATCTTCGAAGCGAATGACCTGATTGAGTTCCGCACCATCGGCGGGCCGGGTGGGCTGCGAGATTGGGTGCCGCAGGCGAAGGCATCGCGCGTGATCGCGCAGCTTGCCGCGACGGTGGCGAAGGGGCAGCATGTGTATTTCGGGGCCAACCCGCGAAGCGGGCGAGGCGGCAAAGCAACCGATGTGGCGTTGGCAAGGTGCCTGTTCGCCGATTTCGATGGCGGTACCACGGTTGAGCAAGCGCGCATGGCGTGGAGGGAAGCCAACATCCCCGAACCCACGGTGGTGGTGCAGACGGGCGGAGGCATCCACGCGTGGTGGCGGCTGGCCGAACCCATGACGGATTTGGCCGAGTGGACGCGCTACCAAAAGGCATTGGCTCACAGGCTGGGTTCCGATTCCAGCGTGACCGATGCCCCGCGGGTGATGCGCCTGCCGGGCTTTGTGAACAAGAAGTACTTGCACCAACCGCTTTGCGTGGTGCATGAGAGCGAAGCCGATCACATTTGGACGCTAGACGAGTTCCCCGCCCCGCAGGAGGGCGGGACGGTGTTGATGCCACCAGCGGCCACACCGGCGGCGGGATCGCTTTCCGACCTTTCTAGGCGCTTCCTAGAGGAAGGTTTCATCATGCGCCAGGGCAGGCGCACCACCGTCTTTACGGTGGCTTGCGATATGAAGGCGCGCGGGTGGTCGATTGCCGAGGCCGGGCCGCGGATCATGGCGCGCGCGGCCACGCTGGGCCTCACCGCCGATGAACTGATCGACCTGAACCAGCGGCAAATACCAAACGCGTTCGCCGCCGAGCGGAAGGCCGTGAGCGGGCCCGCAGAGGCTGTGCAGGCCGTGGAGCCCCCGCCAGCCGCCCCGGCGGCACGCTTGCATCCTGTGCCCATCTGCGCCCTCGTGGCGAGATGCCCGGAGTTGCGGCGGCCCGTCATCGAAGGGCTTCTACGAACGGGCGAAACCATGAACCTGATCAGTAGCCCCAAGATGGGCAAATCGTTCATGGTCAATCAAATGGCGCTGTGCGTTGCCAGGGGCGACCCGTGGATGGGGTTCAGCATCCCGCAGGCGGGCCGCGTGCTGATCGTGGATAACGAGTTGCACCCCGAGACGAGCGCGGATCGCATCCCGAAGCTGTGCGCCGCGCAGGGCATCCCGTTTGAGTCGCTGGCGGATCGGCTGGACATCCTGAACCTACGCGGTGACCTAGTGGATTTTGACGGGCTGGGCGCGCGCCTGTTCGACCATTGCGCCGCCGGTCAGTACACGGTGGTGATCCTCGACGCGTTCTACCGCTTTTTGCCAGCGCGCACGGATGAGAACGACAACGGGAGCATGGCGCGCATCTACAACCAAGTGGACAAGTGGGCGCGAACGCTGGATTGCGCGTTCGTGATGATCCACCACACCAGCAAGGGCGATCAGGCCGGGAAGGGCGTGACCGATGTAGGCGCGGGCGCTGGATCGATGAGCCGCGCCGCTGATAGCCACCTAATCCTTCGCCACCACAAAGAGGAAGGGCATGTGGTGTTGGACGCGGCGGTTCGTTCGTTCGCGCCCATTGAACCGCGCGTGCTGCGCTGGGCCTATCCCCTGTTCCACATGGCCCCGCACCTTGACCCCAAGGATTTGGCCAAGCCAGGCAAGAAGGATGCAGACGATGACGGGTGGAGCGCGCAACGGTTCGTGGAGGAATGCTTCCGAGTTGAGACAAAGCAACCCAACGGTGCCACGATGTGGCTTGATCGTGAGGCCATGAGCGGTGCCGAACTGCGGGCCACCGCCGAGGCCATGAAGCTGACGAAGGGCCGCGCCGAGAGCCTGCGAACCCTGGCGCTGGGTAGCGGGTTGATTGAGAAGCAAGGCAGCACAAAGGGTGTGGTGTGGGTGCGCAGAACCCACCACACCGCTGTGAATAATTCAAACGGAGACGCGTAACAGCGTGTAACACGATGAGGGAAGGTCCGATACTAATTAGGTTTTTGGCCCAATTTCAAATGGCGAAATTAGGGCGGCAGGGCTGTTTTATTTCTTTTTTCTCTCCCCTAAAGGGAGAGAGAAAAAAGAAAAAAACAACCCAGCCCTATCGGATCAGTTATCGGAATAGAAGGGAATATGCATAAATGGGAACCACCAGCGCCCAACCGTGGCAGGTGGTGATGGCGCTTGCCTCTTTGGAGTTCGGGTACGGGAACGATGCGAGCATGGCCGCCTACCGGGACCACCTGCGCCGCCACCAGCGCGAGCGCATCACCGCCCTTGCCGTGATCGTGCGGGTGTGCCAGGTCGAACCATCGGCCGCGGCCATCGCCCTTGGCATCGATGACATCCAAACCGCCACGCGCAGCCTGCACCGCCGCCCACCCGACCCTGATGAAGTGCGAGAGTTCGCGCGCCTGGTTGCCGCGATATTCCGCAAGGCGCACGCCATGCACCTGCGCGCGAAGCTGCGCGAGGTGATGAAATGACGAGCCACGAATGCGGCAGCGGGATAATGCCGGGCATGGAGGAAGTGCAACTGCGCTGGGGCCCATGTGACGGTGATCGCGTGCAGGTCGATGGCACGGATTTGGAAATCCGCGTGCCTGTGGTCATGGGCGTGTGCTGCGAGGAACTTCCATCGAACATCGGGCGGGATGTCTACACCGAGGCGATTTACATCCCCGACAAGGCCGGAGTGTGGTGGTACAGCGGCCGAATGCGCTATCGGGATGACGGTGGCGCGGCGTATTTCCATCCCGCGTGAAAAACTGTGAGAGGATGACCGCATGGGCAGGCACTCACGGGAAAAAGGCAAGGCAGGCGAGCGCGAAGCAGCCGCAGTTCTCCAGCAGCATTGGAACGCCACCGA